GACAGCTTCTGGAGATACATAAAGGTCAGTGAGTTGACCTCTATTGGCGGAGGTTGAATTACCGCCACCATTTCTTCTCATGACAGTTTTCATAAGAGAAACAAGTCTCTTAGTAAACTGGCCAGCATCAGCATCGCTGTCGTTGACTCTGATATTTCTATCAACAGCTGCTGCGAGAATGGTATGCCAGCCGTCATCATTCATCTTTTTGACAAATGAAGCTTCGAGAACTTCCATAGCACGGCCAACAACGTCCCAGCGGGCGTCACGAGCATACTTTAATAAGTAGTCGATACTTGCGCCAACATCATAGGTAGGAACCATGATGTAATCGCCTTCGACATGACGCTCTGGAATGTAGCCATGATTAGGAATAGTATAAGCAACGAAATCTTTTTCGGTGCCAGGTGAAAGGAAATCCAATGGAAATTCAGGAGTGGCACTTTGAGCTAATTGAATAGGCTCGAAAATACCATCAAGAATATCACCATTAAGGATACCCTGTCTAAGTGGTTGCTCAAGAGCTTTTGCAAATTCAGCATTAGCAGCAAGAGACTCTTCTTTCTGTAAAGAACCAGATCTTATGAGAAGATCAGTAAGCTCTGGAGTAGGACTAAAAGTATTAGTAGGCATTTATGTTTCTCCCTTTCATCAAGTTATATTTACGTCTACTTTAACATAACCATCGACATCAAGCCCACTCAAGAACTTGCCGACTTTGGTACTATCGGTAGGATCAGTTGTAAATAATCCAGTACCGTCATAATAGGCATCATTTCCAGCAACTGGGCTGTCGCCATCAACTACCATGTTGGTTGTAACTTGGCCTCTACGAAGCAAAGTAACTTTTCTACCAACTTGGACTTCATCACGATGCCAGTTGATATGCTGTCTGGTGAGGTCGTAATTAACAACATCATTCAGCAAAACGCCAGCAGGTACGGTTCCACTAGGAGAAACAGCGGCTGGGTAAGCGACCGCAGCATCTGCATCATCCATAGAGGCTCCAACGCCACTAGTTCCATGAACTACCACACCGCCTCTTTCGCCGGTGGTGTTCATGAAAAATGATATATCTGTGTAAGATTCGATACGATCAGGTTTTAACGCCATTGTCATTCTCCCTTATTAGGTTGTGCTTTGTTAAGTCTATTGTACATGAAGTCTACCAATGCAGCTCTAGTGCTTTCAACTTCGGTTTCTTCTGATTCACTACCAACACTCAGATCAACTTGAGCTTCTGGCTCAGCCGATTCTAATGCTTCTTCAGCTGCTTTCATCTTTTCTTTCTTCATCTCTTCTTCTTTGTCCTGTTTCTTTGCTGAAACAGAAAGAAGATCGGACATAGCAGCAAAAGTTTCATCGTCTAGAGCAGCAAATTTTTCAACAGTTGCATCGGCAACTTCTGACTCAATACCGAGATCAAGGAGCGAAGCCTTTCTTTTCATCATAGCTTCTTTCTTCTTCATCTCTTCTTCTTTATTTTTGTATGCGGCAACAGCTTCTTCAAGCTCTTCTACGCTAGCCTGCATCTTTTTCATTTCTTCTTCTTTCTTCTTCTTTTCCTCGTCAGACATAGCCTGAGCTTCGGATAGCTGAGAAGCAAGAGTTTCGTTTGTGGCTTTCTCTTCGGCTAATGAAGTTTCGAGTTCACTAACACGATCTTTAAGTGAAGAAGCTAAAGTGTAAGCTTCTTTAACCGCATCACCACAACCGCTCATCGCTTCGACTTTATGTTGTAGATCAGCTATCTCTTTTTCTAAATTCATTGTATTTGTCTCCGTGTTCGAGGTACTTTCTTCAGTTACACCAGCTTTTATAAAAGCCGCATTTTTTTCTTCTTCATTTTTCTTGGTTAGAATTATACTATCCGGATTAGCCGGTTTGTCAACATATCCCTTACCAGAAAATGTTATATCCCTTAATACTCTACCAACCTTATAGCCTTCGTGTTCACCGAGCCCTCCATAGGCTCTAAGATGCTTGGTTAAGTAAGAAGTTTCTTCACTTCTTGCAACAACTTTAAACTCTCCAGTTTCGTTGTTGGTTAAGCCATAGTCGAAACCACGGAAGTAACATTCCATGCTCACATATTTTGTTCCGTTTTCAATTTCTTCAATAAGATTACTAGCTCTAGCAGCTAGCTCTGGATTGGAAAAACCACGATATATTACAGCTCCAGTTAATATATGAAATTTATCAGGAAGATTTTCGACAGGAGTAGATTCGTCTATAAGTATTCCATCTTCTGTAATCGGCCAGTTTTCAGTAATATGCCCTATAATGGTGGCCTCATCATGTTCCAGATTTGTTGGCTTATCCTCTGGAGTTTTTCTTGCAGCCCAGACCTCGTTTTTGTCAAAAATATCATCATTCTTGTTCCAAGAGGAAGTAACAAGAATAGATTGAACATAATATAAATCTTTATCATCTGCTGCTGCTATTGTTTTATTGTTAATATTACTCTTATTAATATTTGGTAATTTTGATGGCTCTAGTAAACACGCATAGGATACGCTAGCCTTGCTACTTAAAGCTTCTTCTAGTCCGTCTTGTTTTTCTTGTTCGTATATATTCATGCTTACTCCATATTGAAATTGTTTTATGAAATTATCCTACACCATCGGAAATAAATGAGGATTTTAATATTTTGGATTCTGTATTAGATACGGAGCCAAACTGTTTTTCAAAATTGCATAATTTATTGTATAGGTTTTTAACTTCCTTAGAATCTATTCTATCCATACAGGCAAGAATTTTATCTTCAGTAATATTTTCTAAAATGTTTAGTGATAATAATATTTTTGTTTTGGTTGCTTCTGCTTCTTTATATTCTGTAGAGGACAGGCTTCTCATGTTTTTCTTATTGAAAAATTCAAGAAAGTAAGGATTCATAATTTCATTAATCTTATCTTGAGCAGACATAGCCCAAAGATTGATAGCAGCACCAGTCTGTGGGGCAAATTCTTTTGTTTTTCTTTGTTGAGAATCTTTGCTGTTTTTTGGTCTACCCTCTCCAGAGACACCCGTAGGTTTATTTCCTTGCTGAGTTTTACTCTTGATGGCATCGTTTTTCATATCCATCAAACTCTTATCGCTATCTTTTCTTTCTTCAAGCTCCAAACCAATCTCGCTAGGAGCGGAGAGACCTGTCTGTAAAGCAATCTTCTTGAGATCTTTTTCAAATTCTGGATTATGATAAGGACCAGATTTCTCAACATATCTTTTTGCCTTACGATCTTTATTTTCTTTTTGTATTCTTGATTTCTCCATATCTGGATCAAACCCAAATGCGGTTTGCAATAATTCATCACTAATAATATTTCTATCTGCTAATTGAATAAGCAGTGCTTTTTCAGCTTCCTCATTACTTAAGTCCATCCTGTCAAATTCTATTTTTGCTGGATATCTAAAACCCATAGCTTTTTGAACTATCTCAATTTCTTTTTGCCAAAACTCCATCAACACTCTACGACCATATTGAAGTCTTTGAGTAAGTGTTTTGAGGCTAATAAAATTATTGGTAGTTCCAGCAGCTCCAAAAGTACCGGTAAGAGTAGGGGGAATACCCAATCCAGCATAAACACTATTAAGGTGAGGTTTGTATTTTTCTTCACCTAAAAATTGATGAACACTAGTTTTGCTTTCTATTAGTTCAATATCTGGACCCCAGACCAAATCCATTGTACCGCCGCCAACATTGTTCTGTAGAATAGAGGCTAACTTTGCTGTTGCAGCTTTAGTTGGTGCAATTTTATGCTCAAGATTTCCAAGCTTAAATATTCTAATATTCGATATAGCACCATCCAGAGCAGCTAAGTCAGCAAGCTTGAGTTTTTCTATCACGAATATATCATCCATAATAGAATAAATCATAGGATATGCCCAGATAGCCCAGTCATCTTTTTTGTAATTAAATACCAAAGTTTTTTCCGGATCCAAAACATATGGTTTTCTGGTAGTAGCAGCTTCTCTAATATTGTCTGGTAATTCTGCTACGATTTTTTTCTCATAATCATTTTTAGGATTATTAATAATTTTCCTTAATTGTCCTGGTATAGTAATGGCATAAATTTTTGTGCCAGAGAAAGATGAGAGAGGGCCTCCTACTACATCAACGTTAACAGGGTCAATAAAAGTATATCTCCAAGGAATAACCCTTTTTTCTGTTTTTAGAACATCTTGTGAGATAAGAATATCCGGAGAAGCTACGGATTTGTATAATTTATCTGTAACTTTTAGGCTGATTTTGGCGGTTTGTCGATTTAATACAACATTTCCTGTTCTATACAAATTATTTAAAAATCTTTCACTTCTCTCATAGCCGCTAACCTTGCTAAACCAATTTCTATAAAATCTTTCTATTCTTTTGTTTTTGTGAGATAGTCTGATTCCTTGAGAAGCAAAATCACCCATTAAATCTATTACATTTTTAACCAAGCCAACTCTGTGATATACAGAACTAGCAGACCTGAGTATATGCTTAAACTTTTCTGGTACTGCTTCATCTGGGCGAAAAACATCATAATCTTTTCTGGTTAATCCTGGGCGACCAGATACCCCCGTATCGAGATTAGAAAAATCAGTTCTATATCTAGAATGACCCGCTGTTTTTTGTATTCCGCTAAATTCTTCCAGAGATTTTGAAGCTTCTGTTAATGCTGTCTCTTTACTGCTTAGATCTTCACCCCAGGTTAAATAAGCTAATTCCTCGCCATCTATGGCATTTTGTATAACGTCACTTTTTGGATATTTTTTACTCATAATTGTATTATAATGGTATTGCATTGGTAATGCAAGTTATTACACCAATTATGTATTTAGGTACTGCCTATTTTCATACCAATGTCTAGAAGGTTGGCAAAAGCTCAGATATTTAATGTTTTTCTTATTTGCCCACCACAGCATAGATATTTCTTCCATTATATAGGCTATATTTCTTCGTGGGTCTGGCGCATTGGGGTATTGAAAGTCTGGGCCAAATGTATCCAATACTTTGTCTATTACAGAACGCATGTAATCTATTAATTCTTGCATTAATTCTTTATTGCATATTATTTGATTGGCATAAGGACATTTGGTGGTTTCGTCGTATTCTAGACCTGTGATTTTATTAATATTCTCTTGAACAAAATCTGAATTTTTGTAAAGATTTCTAAAGTGTTTTTGAAAATTTTTGTGCCACATATCTTGCTTAAGACCAGCGGTATTGCCGGCACAAATGGAAGTACAATACACTAGATTATGGCTTTTGTGTAAAATATCAAAATCAATATAATTATTAAGTTGGTCTATTTTAAAAGGGTTATATTTTTCGTTAAAAGAGGCCGTTAAGCAACCCCACACCTGTTTATTGTCGTCAAAAATATCATCCGCAAGAAAAATTCTCGATTCACCTATGGTGTTATGAGACCAGTGCGAATTTTTGTATTGTAGATTATTTAAATTATAGTGTTGAATATATTTTCTTTGTTGGTAATTATTCTTTGTCTGATCTGTATGTCCACATAAAGCTATATCTACTGTGTTAAGAACTTTTTTATAGAATAGTGTTTTTCTCAAAGCTGGTTTTGAGTCTCCTATGAAATGCACAATATTAGCGTCGATAAAAGATATATCAAAATTATAATAGTTATCTGGTAGAACTGTATAATTGAATTTTCTGTAGTCTGATGCTAGATTAAAGACATTCAACTTTTCTAGAACTAAATTAAAGACGCCTTGATCCCACCATTTTACACAATAAGCAATATTTTTTTCTAATATTTGAGTTGTGTAGTATGCCCATTTATTAATAATATTCCTGTCAATAGATCTAGTAAAATCGAAACCAAGGACTCCGGTGTTACAGTGTATGTCTGGATATTTTATTTTATGCTTGTATGGAATTTTGAATATCGTGTCTAAAATGGGATCATTAATATAGTTATTGTAGCCAAACTTTTTGGTATCAACACCAAGCTCTTTGATAATTAGCGGTTTATTTTTAATTGCGTCAAATAATTCTTTTAAGTTGCGAAGTAGTATAATATCAACATCTAAATACAAAATTTGTTTAACGTTGAATTTTCTTCTATTTTTATATATGTATTGGATGGCGTACGGTTTTAGAAACTGGAACGCTTGAGAATTGCTGGATAAATCGCTTGGAATGGTAGAATTTAAATCTACGGTATAAATTTTATTATTATAGTTTTTTACTGTATCTTTTATTTTTAGGTTATTTGGTTTAACTACAATTATAGTAGCATCACATAATGCGCATATAGATCTGATCGAATTAATAAAATAATTCATGTACGAATTATTTCCATTAAAAATAATAACAATAGCAGAATCAGATTGTATGTTTTCTCTTTTAGATAAAAGTAAGTCAGTTATGCAATACTTATTCATCTATATAACCCCAAGAAAGGATCGTCTCCATTAACTGAACTAGTAAACCAGTCTGGGCCTTTATACATATCACCCTCTTGTTTTTTTAGTGTTCTAAGATTGCCTCCAATCATATTGTAATCTAAGTCTGGTAAAGCCCTGTTTATTTGTCTGGCAATCATATTTGCAATTAATAGCGAGCTATATCTATCTTTTCTTAATCGTCCCTTTTTACCTTCTGGTAATTTTACCTCAGGAGTATCCCATCTGTCTCTAGCGTTTTGCCCAGTACTAGTTTGTGTCATTACTATAGTAGTTAATTCATTTTTAAGTTCCTCTATTTCCATGATGCAATCACTTAAATTGTCGTAAAGATTTTCAGACATGTCCGCTTCTAGTATGTCCTGGCCTTCTTGGGATAGAGATAATCCTAATGATAGTTGGTCATATCTGGGGAATAGAAGAGCTTTGTCCTCCATGTCTTTTCTAAGTCCATGGTTAGCCTGTGCTGTCCAATCAGCTTTAGCAAATTGCACTAATTCTAAAATATGTAAGCCTGCTTGATCGTCTGTATCTTTCGGTTTATCGTAGTCTATGATAGGCCATATTGGCTTTTCTCCTGGCTGTAATTTGATTGGGTCATGCAGAGCTTCTTCCACGGCTATACCACCACCCTGAGCATCCATGCCTATTCTCTCGCAAGGAAATACCTTCATTAGATCTCGTATTTTTCTGGCGCAAAATTTGTAAAAATCATGTTCTTCAGAGAGTCCTGCTTTTTGCCGTTCCTTGAAATTTGATCTATTGGTTGTCCAACAATAGACTACCCTGTTATGGGTAGGATGCATTTCTAAAATAACTATACTGAAGTTATCTTGCTCAGAAGCCGGGTCGATTCCGTAGATATATTTTTTGTCTGGATTACCATTCACCTTGGCGTCAAAAATTTCCTCACACACTGGATTATCATCAGAAACAACACAGCTTTCTATGAGACTTCTTTTGAAAAAACCATTACTATCCGCAGTAAAGCAAGCCGCATATTCCATGTTGTATATGCCGCTATGAATAGTAGCTCTGGCTCTGGCAATTTGTCTATCATCCATAAAGCCCTTTGGTATGAGTTCATATGGTATTCTGATAATAGAATAATCTTTCCAATTAAAGTTTTCTGGTACTTCTCCACCAAATAGTTCGGCTAAGGCGTGCTTATCTCCTTTAGTGTTAATAATCTGCTTATATCTATTCCAATACTGAGCAAAATGCTTGAATGCATAATCTGCCGTACCAGAAATAATAGCTTGATTACCGCTTTTCTTTTCAAGCTGTTCTAATTCTTCATTCCATAAGCCTGCTTCTTTCATAGCTTTTTTCTTTGCTTGAAGTTTTACATTCTGTATAGGACTGGCACTAACAGCCGCAAAACCCGCAACAACTGTTTCATATATATCAGGACTAATAGACGCAAATTCGTCTGCTATAATTATATGTGCTCTAAGACCTCTAATCTTACTGCCATCGCCCATAGGAATAGCCATAGCCCAGCTGTCGCCTAGTCTGAGAGTACATCTATCTACATCTCTTCTAGGACCATCATCATTACCACTAAAAATACTTCTTAATATAGGAGCGCTTCTCCATATGGTTTCCATGTATTCAAAAATAACTTTACTTTGTCTAAATGCAGCACCAACAATAACTATTTTTGTTCCTGGCACAAGCACCGCTTTCATGACTGCATATAGAGCAAGTGTGAAGCTTTTGCCAAAACCACGACTCGCAATAAACATAGGAAACGGACGATCCCAAAATTCTTGTAAAACAGCGACTTGGATTGGGTGTAATTCTATTCCTAATAATAATTTAGCTGTAGCGGCAAAATATTTGGGATTTTTTAGAATTCTTAATAGATGAGCATCTGGTTTTTCTATATCTTGCCTATTCCTATTGATCATCAAGTTTTCTGATATTTCAATTTTAGATAGATCGCCCAGACCTAGCCACGCATCATCATAAAGATTTTTTTTCGTATTCATAAATCCTTCTCATGATAGACATGGCTGCTTTTTCCGCTCCGGTAGCAGAATCACAAAACAATACAGGTATACCGTAAATAGTTAAGATATCTGATATATACTTAATAATATAGTTAGGAGAAATCCTTAGTTTGCTCCAAACCCTCCTTGGAATAGTCGAACCAACAGGAAAATTCATAACGTCAGAAAAATTAAATTCAAATATGATATACTTGTATTTATAAGACTGCATTCTAGTAAGAACATCCTTGAACCGTTTTTCAGACATATTATTTACAAACTCGGAGATAGACTGCTTTCTTTCTATACATAGAATATCTTGCATTCCATCTATAGAATAATCACCAGTATCCAGTTTTTCTACTGCTGTGGTGTGATGCTTAATTTTCCAGGGATTCTGTTCCCTAGTGTCTATAATAACAGTAAACTCATCCATTTTTACTAGCAACTATTCTTAAGAAGAATAATTCGTAATCGCTCTCCATGTTTTTGATTTGGTCGTGATGCTGTTTGCATAATGTAATTCCGTTGTTAATATTAAATCTTAATCCTGGAAAATCCACCCATCTTTTAATATGATGAGCATTTAATTTCCTGGTTTTTCCACAATTCGGCCATTGGCAGGTATGGTCGTCCCTCTGATACACCTGTTTTCTCCATTGGACATATTGTGGATCTTTAAAATTTCTCATGTTTCTTGTTCTAGGTTCTCTGGAATTAAGAATGGAGGATCTACGCCTCCGTCTTCGTACTGGTGCAATTCTGCCATATTTTTCTTAGCTTTTTCTGTTGCCATAGATATAATCTGCATCTCTTTACCTTCACGCTCTCGTAACTCCTCATCCTCTAACATTCTGATTAAACCTACCCAGCTGCTTTTACCATCTTCAATTCTTTTGATTCTCTGTTCTCTAGTAGCTTTAAGGTCCTTACTAATCTTTTGTTGTTCATTTAATAATTTTGTATACTCATTCGTATAACTAGCAATACTATTTCTTGCGAAACTTAACTGCGTTTCTAGATTGGTAAGTTTGGCGATATCTCTCTGATCTTCAGGCTTATCATATTCCTTATCTACTTTTACTTGTAATTTTTCTGTTTCAGCTATGTGTCTTTTTCTTTCCTTCATGCTTCTGTTAATAAGAATATCTATAGTAATAAACTGCTTAATTTGTAACTCTTCAGCCGGTAATACATCCTCACGAAACTGCTTAACTAAATTAATCCAGGTATTTTCAAAATATGTTAATTCGCCGCTCTCACTATCGAATTGCCTCACAATTTCCTGCCAAAAGCTTTTAGCATGAAGCTTGTTTTTTAGTGTGTCAAATTGCTCTTGATCTTCAGACTCTAGAATATTATTTTTTTGAATAAATTTCTCTATAGGAGCAACTGATCTATTTAAACTTTCTGCTATTTCTGGAATAGAAAGGGAGTGGAAGTTGTTCTTTATGAAATGTTGTTCTTCAAGGCTAAGCTGGCCTCTTTTCCTAGTGGTTTTTGCCATATTCTTTTATTACTTTTTCTGATTCCTGTTTAAGTAGTGCTGTTTCTTTCTTTTTTAGTTTTTCTCCATTTTGAGCCCTTAGAAATAGCTCTCTGGCTTCATTTGAGAGGTGTAGTTTAAGTATATTGACCATCTCCTGGTTAGATATATCATCTATTAGGCTGTCTCTGGATGGCGTTTTATTGGTGTCATATGTGTTAATATGCATAAGATCTTTTTTCTTTTCGTTCCTTATTTGCCATTTGCTATATAGTTCGCAGTCAAATTTATTATTATATTTACTGCAACCACTATCATACGCCATATCTCTCAAAGGACATGACTGGCAAGGGATATCTGGTCTTTTATAGTTATCTCTCTTGAAATTAAAGAGTCTGTTTCTAACATGAACCCATAAGAAATTCTCTAGTGGTCTTTTGTGGTCATATTTTTCCAGAGCTTCTATAGCGAAAACAGCGGCCTGCTGTTTCATGTCCTCTATTTCATGATATCCG